CAGAGAAGCCGGACAGCTTGGTTTCTTCTTCGAAGGAACGCTCAGAGGTCTCTGTTTCGTAGATCTCTTTGTGTTCTTCACCGTAACGAGCATACTCCATACCGAACAAAGCGTTCAATCCGGGGAGCAACTCTTTCAGCAGTTGTGCGCGTGAAATAGCCATGATTTAGCTCCTTGATTAAACGCCAGAAGCGATTGTGGTTGTATGAATCTCAAAGTTCCAACGAACGATAAGCTCGGGGAACACGATGTTGCCAGAACCATTGACATAAGATGTCTCAGGCACAACGTCAACGACGTTCATGGGCAGTGTTCCTGTGGTTGCAGATGCTGCAACAGCTACGCGGCTGTCGCCTGTAGTTGTCAAACCAGAGTTCTGAACCAATTCCACATTCGTACCGATAACGGTGTACTGAGTGGTCGAAGAGGGCAACAGTCCAGAAGACGCGCCATCAGCGGTTGTACCAGCGGCAATAACCACTTTGAACAGGGTATCAGGGTCATTACACACGTAAGCGGTAATAACTGTACCTGTCGGGGCGGCAGTGTTTGCTGGGAAGTACTGGGCAAAAATGGTTTGGCCTTGCGAATTAACGTAAGAACAACCCAAGAAAACACCAATGACCTGCGAAGTTGTCACAGTTGCGCGAGCTGAAGTGATAGCAGATTTGATAATCGTGCCATCGTTAATCATCTCAACCACATCACCGTAAAAAATCGAGGTGTTGTATGCCGAAGCAATCCGGTACTGACGAGTTGCACCTGCGAAGGGTGTACCGCCGTACAGATTGATCGGTTTCAAGCCGTAAGGCTTGTCGATCGTTGGATATGCCATTTAAGGACTCCTGAATTTAAGAACCAGAACCGAAAGTTACATTCGTCTTCTTATCAGCGAACAACGCCATATTCGAACGACTGTCCCTTTCACGAAGGAAATTGTTGTCTACCGAATCCATTTGTGACTTGTTCAAGTTCTCAAAGTGCTTTGCACGTTGATCCATGAATTCAGCCGGGATACGGCATAACAACAGCCCACCAATCTCAATACCGCCTTTAAAGCGGCCTTCAGTGGCAGCGTGCATCATGAGTTCAGGATAATCTTCCGCTTTTACGGGTTCGTATCCTTCACGTAACTTAGAGGAAATATTGCTGGGATCAGCAGTTCCCAAGGTACTCAAACGGACATAACGGTGTTTCCAACCGGGACGTTCATCGGGCATAGGAAGCGCTTCAGGGGCCTGCCAAGATGTTGGTCTATAGCTGTTAGCCCGGGTTTCCAATGCTCTGTCTAAACGAGCCTGTGGTTTCTTTTCAACGTTTTCCATGATTAAGCACCTTTTCTAAGTAAAGCAACCTGTCTTGCGTATTCTTCAATCGGCACCCCAAGGCGACGCGCTTGCGCGGCTTCTGATGCTTTTAACCGAATACGGTTAGGTGGTGTACTACGCGAGGCCGGAGCCACTGGCGAAGTAATTCGTGTTGCACGGCGTGGGGGTTCATCATCCTCATCAACCGGTTCTGACGTTCTTTTCTTTGGAGGCGGTTCGTCATCCTCGTAGCTCTGCTCACTCTCAAAGTGCTCAGGAAATCGTTTGCGCATCGTTTTATCGATGGTTCTGAAGTACTCTTCAGTACCTACATAATCCGGACCATACTCTTTCTGCAACTTTCTGTCAATACCCATTGCAGCCATAGTCATTTCGTCGTCAACACCCCACCAATCGCTGTTGTTTTCGACCCATCTTTTGGTACGGGGAGACACCTTTGGAGCGTCATCGGCTTCGCGTGCGGGAGGTTCAAACTCTCTGTCCTCATTCTTGATTGGCTTCATGCTCTCGGCGCGGTCAATCTTGAGGGTGGCTCTGGCGATCGCCTCCTGCGCCTGCACGATTGCGTCAGGGTCAGCGGCTTCATACGCCTTCTTGTACTTCTCCTTGGCGGCCTCTAACTCAGTCTGGGCAGCTGATTTTGACTGCTCGATGTAGGCTTCGCTGCCTGTAGAGAGCTGCTGCTGGAGTCGTTTGTTTTCTTCAAGGATTTGTTTTGCGTACGCTTCAGTTGCTTCGCGTTCCCGCAGAGCTTGTTCTTTCGCACGGCGTTCATCGTGGTAGCCACGGGTGAACTTCTTGATACGCTTTTGAACCTTCTCGTCGTAGGAGGCCAACTCTTCGTCGGTTACTTCCTCGACTGGCTCTTTCATGGGCTTGCGGCCACGATCAGGGACGGGCGTATCGTCTTCAATCTCAATTTCCAATTTGTCTTCATCCGCCTTCTTGGCTTCGATTTCATCGGGAAACTCGTATGTGTCGTCAAATTTTGTTGCCATGTGTTACTCCTTATGCAGCACGGGTGATTCCGCGCGGGTCTTCCACTACCGCTTCCACGCTGTCATCGTTGATGATGCGGAACTCACGGCCATGAATCTTCAGACGGGTGCCTGAATTGGGGCGGACGATGACAAAGTCACCTTCCTTGCAGCTCGGCCCACTGGGGAACCGAGTGGTGTCTTTATACGCATCAGGCCCAAGCTTGATGACGAACAAGACGGGGGTCAGCACTTCTTCGTAGTGCATCGTCTTGGAGTCTTTAATCAGACCCACTTCACTATCTTGATACTCTTCCATCGCTTCAGGAACAACGCACAGAAGACGAAAAGTCTTGGGATCGGGCAACTGCTTGGCTTTTTCTTCGGCGGTCTTATTCAGAATGCCAGACAGATCAACGGCAGTGGTGTCAAACTCAGTCATCAGATTTCTCCATTTTTTGCACAAGGTCTTCAATGATGTTTTCTGCGTAGTTCAAACCTTGGACAACTCCGCAGACTCTTCGATACTCTTCAATCGTGTCGCAGCGGCCAGCAGCCGTATACGCTTCACGCTCTTGCTTTAGCTTTTGAATCTCTTTGACTATCAAAGCCAACAGTTTGTAATCGCTCAATCTTTCTCCTTCTTAGGTGGCTGAGATTTTTGGCCGGTATTTTGGGCAGCCCGTTGAGCTGCTTGTTGCACGGCCATCTGTGCTCGATGTTTCGCAACATCAATGCCCATGCGCGCGCCTTCAATTTCTGATTGGCGAACGGCTTTGTCTTTTGCAGCGGCTGCGTTTGCCGCGACCTGCATAGCAGCGATCTCTTTTTGAGCCGCGATACGTGCTTCTTCGATGCGAATCTGATCGGCCTTGGCCGCAGCATCAATTTGTTGCTTCTGCTGTTTCAACTGCAACTCACCCTGTTTGATCTGCAACTCCTGCATCTGCATCTGAACAATCGGGTCCTGCATCTGTTGTTGTGCTTTCTGCTGTTGAGCTTCTTGTTGGTTCTGCTGCAACAACTGTGTAGACGCTTGAGCGGCCATGACAGCAATCTTGTCTGCCAACTCTGGAGCAACTTGCTTGTTTTGATCTTCTGAAGGCAGTGTTATACCCATCGTCGTCTCAACTTGTTTACGATACTCAAACGCAATATGTTCGTTGATGTGAGCCATAGCTGCTGCCATGATCTGCTGCGCCATCGGATTCATCTGCATCAACTGTTGAATCTTCGGGTCTTGTATCGCTGCCATGTGTACAGCAATATGCGCCTGATGATTCTGCTCCATGAACGCTTTGACGGGCTTCATGTTCAACAACGCTTGGTTCTCAGACACAGGGTCCACAGGTATGGCGTCGTCTTCTGTCTTGACCAGCTTGTTCGCGTTCTTCACACCCAACACCTCAATCATCTGACGGTGTAAGAGAGACAAGTCATACAACTGGGGAGCCTGTTGCGCCAACTGCATCACTGCTTGGTACTGCACAATCTTTTGCGCCATCGTTGCTGCATTGGGGTCACTCACAGGAATGACATCAACTTGCTCGTAGTCTGATTTACGAGCAGCGCGGCTACCTTCGACTGGTTCGTAGTCGTAGTCTTCTGGGGCATAGTCAGCGATGATGACTTTGAGGAGTTTGAACTCCTGCTTCATAGTGAAGTGCATACGAGCCTGCACAGCGCCCATCACTTTAAGAGTACGCTCAAGCAACGCCAATGTTGTACCGACTGGAGCTTGTGCTGACATGTCGGACACGTTCATATCACCTGATGACGCAAACGCTCTGCCTTCTTCTACGATGTTTTGGAACAGCGCGAATAAAACCTGACTTGGCTCTTTGTATGGCAGTGGAAGAATGTTGTCCCTGATTGAACCACTTGGTACGTCTACATCTCGGAACTCTCCGGGCTGGATAGGTGTATCGTCACCTTTGATGCGGAGACCGCGAGACTTGAGGCCACCGGGTAAGTTCGAGAGTGTGCCTGCATCCACGAGCTGACGGATGAGCATCGTCGCGCTCTTCGCGTAGCCGCCGATAAGGTGGATAAGACCGTAACCATAGAAGCCAAAACCGGGGATGTATTGGTAGTGGACAAAGTGCTGTCGCTTGAGATGCAATTCGTCATCTTCATACCAATTTCTCCTGATGGCTAAAACAGTCCCAGTCTGCTTCTCAATCGTCACAACATAAGGCAGCGCGATGCCTGTAGGCTTACCCTTCTTATCAGTGTGTTCGAAGCCGGGCAAGTCCAAGTCAACGTGCATCTCAAGTATGCGATATCTATCGTCTTGAGTCGCTGACATCCCATCTTCTTCAGCTTTCTGCTTCTCGATGTCGTCCAACTCATAGCCGGGTTCGCCTAGCTCCACATCACTGTAGAAGCCTGCTTCCTGCAACTTCTTGATCTCATTCTCAGTTTTACGCATCACATGTGTGACCCGCTCCGCTGACTCCAAATTACTCGCACCATACGGCACGACGATGTCTTCGGCAGGAATGAACACCGCCACCTGACGACCTTTGCTTGGGTCGTAGTAC